TTCTGCATATTCCATTCATTAGCCAATATTTCCCAGTCCCAGGACCCAAAGCTAGAATTGTCTTTAATTATAAATTCGTTCTTTTTTTCGTCGCTCCAGCCTTTAACTTGGTGTACCCATACTTCGGTAAATCCAGCCTCTATAATTGCTTTTAAACGCATATTACCGCCCAATACAATCATATTTTCGTCTACTACTAAAGGCCTAACTTCTAGCATTTCTGGAAATTCTTTTAATGAATTGACCAGCTTTTTAAAATTAGCCTTATTAATATAACGCGGATTGTGTTCGTTTGGTTTAGGCTCGTTAGGTTTTACTTTTTTAATATTACCCATATACTATTTAAACCAAACTATTGACAAACCAAGAGGACCAATAAAAAATTGTATCATACGTTCGTCTTCGTCCATATAATAAAACTCCTCAATTGCACCACTTGCGTAATTTATTCCTAAAGCAAAACCATATATAGGAAATAATTGTACTTGAAATGAACCCATATTTAATAATATTTTTTGTAAAGGTACTCATAAAGTTCAAAAATCTTTGCATTTAGTGTTTCATTTGTATATGGTTCTGGGGACTTTGTAGTTCTGCCCATTACGAATAAGGTCAAATAAATGCCTCTAAACGTAGGTTCTGGTAATATTTTAATATTGTTTTTAATACACCATACCCTGGCATTTGTCTGCGCATCTGTAGGCACGTACTGTTTTATTCTTTTTCGCTTTGCCATTAAAACGGTATTTGGTCTTTTTCAACATCTAAATCAACAACTTCCACCATTCTTTTTGGGGCCTCAAATTTATCGTCTCCTGGTTGTAATGGTTTATAAACTGCGCCATTTTTAAAGTCTGGGGCTATTTTAAAACTACCTAGACCACCGTTTTCTTTACGCTTTACTTTTTCAATATATATATCAACGCTATCGCTTCCATAACTCGTTGGGTAGCCAATATTTCTGTAGCATATAATACCATTGTAACACTTGTTAAAAAAGTCAGCCGAACCGCTTATATCGTAAAGCGTTGGCTTTTTATATCTGTTATTGTCGCTTTCTATTTTTCTAGGGTGCGCCACTAAAAATAAATGCGTATTGGTCTGCTGGCAGAATTGTGTTATTTGACTAAGTACGCGGCCTATATAACTATGGTCTTTTTGCGCACTATGGTCGAGCATATTCCAAGGATCTATAACGCATACATTAACCCCTTTTTGAAATACTAAGTCCCTAAAGTGGTTAAGTATGGCCTCTAAAGTTAGGTTTTTTAAGTCTATTTTAACCCAGTAAAAATGCTCCTCAATAAAATCTTTGGTTTGGTTAAGCTGGTCGTTTGAACAATTGGTTTCGTTTAGCTTATTAGCCACTCGTTTTATATGTCCTTCATAAGGGAAACTTTCCGGGGAAAACATAGCGCATCTAAAATCGTATTTCATTGCTACATTTACACAAATTTGGTCTACAATATCCGATTTACCGCTATTTGGTATTCCAGTTATTACAGTCCATTCGCCCATTGCAAGTTTAAAGTACTCATTACTGCCTCCTAAACCAATATCGTAATTAGTTACGCCTTTTTCATTGTATTGCAATACATCGTCCCATATATCGGATATACTTAAAACGCCCTCTAAAGGAAAGTTTTTAGCGCTTTTTACAATACTTCGTAACGTTTCGGCACCTTTAGCTACTAACACCTCGTTAGCGTCTTTATATTCGCCAAAATCTACATATTTGCAGCGGTAATGGCCAAACCTTCTGGCAAGTTCTGCGCGTAATTGCAGACCAGCTTCGTCGTTATCGGTACATATAACTATTTCGTCTTTATCTTCAAAAGAACGCCAGCAGTTATCTAAGTATTCCAGGCGTTGGTTTCCTTTACTGGCTCCATTTGGAACCGAACAAACAGAATATATACCAGCTTCGTGCAAACTAAGTGCGTCCATTTCGCCCTCAACTATATAAACGGTCTTTAATTCGTTAATATTGTCTAAACCATAAAATATTAATTCTGCTCCAGACACCATTTTAAAATTCTTTTCAGAATCTCTAAACTTTACGTTAGTAAGCTGGCCGTCTTTGTAGTAATTAAAATTTATAGTCTTGCGGTTATTTTTAACCTGCGGCATATATGTAACGCTTTCGCCTACTTTCCAATGCGCAAGGGTAGCCTCGTAAATACCACGCCCTTTAAACCAATCAATAATTTTAGCGGATAAATTAATTTCAATTTTAGGCGGCAAAACATAATCCTCTTTTGGCTTAAATTTAACCGAACCGGACCAGCCGCAGTTATGACAATTATAAACGCCTTTTTCTACATTTACACTTAGGCTTTCGTCTGCTTTGTTTTTCCTGGTTGGCGTACATTGCGGGCATTTTGTTTTGACGTCCCCACTTGTTCGCCCTTTAAGTAAAATACCAAGGTCTTGAAGTTCTTTTAAATACATAATAAATAGTTTAGTTCCTGCTAAATTAAAAATTTATTTTAAATCTGCAAATATTGTTTTAAGCTTTTCAAGATATAAAGTAAAATCCATTGCTTCCTCTTGGGCGTGTTTAAGCCATTCTAAGGGCGTTAAATCTTCTCGGTCCAACGTAGTACCATATTTTTCTTTTCCTATCTTAGAACGCGTTAAAAATGCCTCTACGACGCTATTTACTATTGTATCGTCAGTATGGTCTGCGCATCGCTTGCATTTAATAAAAAAACTTCTTTTGTTACCATTTGGTTCTCCCATAGTGTTGTAGTCGGACATTGTAATTCGTGTTTTTGTAAATTAGTTAAATCTCTTAAATCAAATATGTAATCAAAATATTGTTCGCTTACTAAGTAAAAAACTAGGTAATCTTCCATTGCTAAAAGTTTCTCGTATTTGTAAACCTCTAGCATTTTTGTTTTGTAGCTATCGTTTCTAAACTTAAATTCTAAAACGCAATTTTTACCAGTACAGGTTTTGCCTATTGCGTCGTAATGGTCAAAGCCACCTCCGGACCATTTTAAATTCCAACCCCTGGAGTTTAACTCTTTAACTTTTAACTGTTCTTTGGCGTGTATCTGGCTAATCATTTTTTAAGTAATTATAAATTTCGGTAATATCCTGGTCGGTAAATTGTACGTTTTGCCTTATTAAAAATTCATTTATAACGTCGCCGTTATATGTTTGCGCTTGAACCTCAACTTTACCTAAAGCGTTAGTTTTTAAAAACCATTCTTTTACGCCTTTTAAATAAGCCATAGCTTTTGGTTTGTTATTTTGCTTTATAGCCACTTTATATTTCGCCATAATATTATCAATTTTCCTAATTCCATTACGAGCAGTTTTTAAAGCTGGTAAACTTAAAACGTTTGGTTGCCAAAAAGGATCTTGTCTTGCCCAGCGAATTGCAGCATAAACTTCTCTTAAATCGTAATCGTTTTTTTCAAACCAGGCCAATGTATTTTTCCAAGCTATTTTTTGGCTTTCATTTTTAGGCAAAGTTTTTTCGCCTTTAAATAAATCCAAATATGGCGCAAAAGCATTTTCAACTAATTGAGAAAATTTAGCTGGCGCAGGTTTTTTAACCTGTGCGGTATTAATTGTATTATTATTTATTGTATTATTATTAATATTATTATTATATATATTATCCTTTAAGTTTTCTTGTATAGGGGTATGTAAGTTTTCTTGTATAGGGTATTTAAGTTTTCTTGTATAGGTATGTAAGTTTTCTTGTATAGGGTTAGCGATAAATATTTTGCGCTGCTCTATTTGCTTTGAATCCTTTTTGTAAGTCATTTTAAGGCTTATATAACCGCGTTTTTCTAGTTCACTAATCCAAGTACTTATGCTAGTTTTAGAAACGTCGTACAGGTCCGCAAAATAACTATTAGTACTCCAACAGAAACCTTTTTCATTTGCTAAAGCAGTAATCTCGCCATAAAGAAGTTTTGCGTTTGCCTTTAGCGTTTTGTCATACCTAACATTTGCTGGTATAATTGCATAGTAATTCTTTTTGTCCATAATAAAAAAAGCTGGGGGTTCGGTGGTTACGGCACCTACTACCCTAGCTTTAAATGTTTTTATAAACAACTTAGTCCGTAACCTCTAAGTCTTAAACAAATATAAAATTTATTCTACAATCTGCTTTATTTTGTTGCAGAAAGTTTTAAGGTCGCCGTAAATTCTTAGAAAATTTTTAAGGCTTATATGGTCGTCTCCAAAAACGTCAAAAAGTATTTCAATTAATAATTCCCTTTCGACTTCTGTAATGGTCCCAATGTATTCAAATCCATCTTTAGCGCCTGTAATAACGTCGCGTCTGCGACCTATTTTTTGTAGTTCCTCGTTGTAGTAAAGGTATATGTACTTCATAAACCGTTTTTAAAATATTGGTCGATTATTATTTTGCAGTTCTCAAAATCATTAAGCCAAACTGCATACCAATTGCATACTTTAAGATTTTCTAACCACTCTGTTTGGTTTTTTGTTGGCTTATTATATCCAGCCTTTAATTCAATAGCTAAACCACTATACTGTTTGCTAGGCGTAAAAATTAATATATCCGGTATGCCGCTACTAACCCCTAAATATTTTAGCTTAAAACGCTCAAATGGCGACCTCTTGCCTTCATTAGCTGGGTGCGCCACTAAGCTATGCGGGTATTGCATAGATAAATAATTTAATACCGCGCGTTGTAAATGATCCTCTGGACCTAAGAAACGCATATATGGATTAACCTTTGCCATATTGCAAAGTTACTTTATTTTGCTATTAAATTGCATTTCAAGCGTAAAATTAAAAGGAACAGTATATTTTATACCAAACTCTTTAAACAAAACCTCTGCCCTTTCAAGTTCTGCTTCGTCGATAATTACCACCCTTTCAATAGGTGGACCTTCCGGTAATTCAAAATGTATTTTAGGAAACTTATTTTTATAAAAGCTAATTGAGTTTTTACTAAAGTCGTATTTTTTAGCTATTTCCATAATTGTAAGTTCGCTATAATGATAGTCCCAGGCAGCTTTCTCTTGCAATAATTCTTTTTGTGTCATAATTTATTAGAATTTATAATTTCAACGCATAATTCATTAGGTACTTTAGACCTTTCATAATTATTTTTTAATTTTTGTGTACCGCTTCTACTTCCCCTAGCAGCAGCTTCGTGGTGGCATTTAATATTACCATTGAAACATTGTTCTCTAGGAATCCAACCGTTCGGATTAAATAAAGGGTTATAAATATTGTTTGACCAAATATCTGTTGGCTTTGCTCTAATATCTCCATATTTACAATACCATACAGTAGTTCTAGGTATTCCTTTCATAAAATCCATTTTTCTTAAATAACCTCTAGGATTTTCTATAAAAAAATTACAATTAAAATAATTTATAATTTTCAATGTATTTATTACTAACCTATCGCTTTTTTTTGCAAAATCTGTTTTAGGTTTTTGATTATCTCTATGGTGGTATATTGCAGCAATAGAATAAGTAGTACAAGGCGGAGATGCCCATATCATATCGGGCTTAAATGGTATTTGCTCAACTGTTAAAAACTCAATATCTTGAACTAAATCTATATTTTCAAATTTATTAATATCGACTGAAAAAACTTTATGCCCTAATTTATCTGCAATATTTCCAATAGACCTACTTCCAGCAAAAAGTTCTAATACATTCATAACTTAATCTAATCTTAAAAAGTCAGCTTCGCCATATTCTGCAAACCACTCTTTGTTTTCTTTATATTTATCAATAACGGCGTCAATTAAAACCAGGTCGTCAATGCTTCCGTCTTTTAACTTATCAATTAGCGCCTCAATTTTATTTAAAATATTTGTTACCATTTCTGGGTCTACAGAATAAAGTTTATCGTATTCCGCTTTTGCAATAGGCTCTAGCATTTCGTTTACTTTATTAACTTGATGCTTAATGCTTTGCTTGTATCTGTTCGTTCCTTTTAACTGGTCGTTAGCCTCTAATAATAATTGGCCCAGTAATATGCTTTTAACGTAGTTTAGTTGGTTTTCCATTATAATACTATTATTCCGTTTTCATTCCTTTCGTAACCTCTGTAGCCGGTAGCTATTCCGGTATCTAAATAAAACTTCCAATCCGCTATTGCGTTTTTGTAAGCATTGCGCCCTTCGTCAATCATTTTTTCACTTAGTGTATAGCACTCAACGCTATATGGGTAGTTTGTTTCTATGGCGATAAACACAAAGTTTTTAGGATCTATTCCAACCATATCGCTATAAAATGCCGCCTGTAAATGATAACCCCATTTATAAACGTCGCTTTTAAATGCTCTAGGGCTATTGTCTTGGCAACTCTTAGGGTCTGAAATAAAACCTAGCATCTTATTAATGCAGTCGGGTCTAACCCTTACATTAACGCCTTCATAAGTCGTATAATGCGAAAGTTCAATATCGCCTTTGGTGTAATAAACTGCCTGTTCGTTACGCTCAAAATTTTCTTTAATCTTTAAAATCATTTCGTACTGGTCCGCATCAATAACGCTTTTACCTTCTGCTAGTTTAGCTTGCTTTGCAGCTTGCTCTTTTCCAGCCTTTGTGCGCTTGTCTATTTTAGGCGATATATAGAACTCATCGTAAAAATTTTCCGGCTCTAATACCGCCGTATGAATCGCAGTACCTAATTGCAAAGCGTTGCTATAACGCGGTGCCTGGTTAAGGTAATGGTAAACCGATTTTTTATGTATTGTCTTTAGGGCGCTTGAACTTATCGCCTTGCTTTGGTGGTACACCTCGTTGCTTTCTACTTTTGTTACCATAATATAGATTTTAGTTTTTCGATTAACCTAACTAACCAGCTTCTATTAACGTAAGCAATAGCCTCCTGTGGCGTTAGTATTTCAATTCTAATTCCTGTTTTGGTTTTACGCTCGTAAAATACCAACCCTGTTTCCGATACTCTAAATTTTTCTGTCATAATAATAAGTTAAAGGGGCCGAAGCCCCTTGATTAGTTTTTAGTTTTTTTCAATACCCCCTAAATAAATACCGATACATTCACTAATTGTCATTGCAGGAAATGTAATTGTTTTTGTTTTAGAAAATACTTGTTGGTTATCAACGTGTTCGTCATTTAAAACTAAAACCCATTTTGCTTCATCGTAACCGTAAAAGTCATTGCTTTGTATTGTTGCAATACCTTCTTTTTGTAATTGTTTTCTTGTTGTCATAAGTTCTATTTGTTTTTGTTTATACCGCTAAATTAAAAAAATACTTTTAATTTCCTAGCTTATTTTAAAAATAATTTTAAATAAAAAAAGCGGCCCATTACAGACCGCCTTATGTTTAGGTTAGTTGTTACCATTAAAACGGCAAATCGCTATCGTCTACCGCAACAGTTTTTGGTGTTGAGTTTACTATTTTAGCTTCTGGCTTCCAAGTGTCCACCTG